CACCATCCTGCTCATCGGAGTTCTAACATGGCTCTTTTTACCGACGCTGATCTCGACGACTTTGCAGCACTAGCTGAGGAGTTGGCTTTTAAGGACAACATAGAAATTCTGCGCAATGTATCCAGCACACCAAATGGCTCAGGTGGCGGTACTGGCTCCGCTCAGGTGGTGGCAACCGTTCTTGGGCTTGTCAGGGACTACAGCACCATTGACGAGCAGGTGGTAAGCCAGGCGCAAAAGGGCAGAGTCGAGAAAGTCATCCTGGTACCACGTAACACGGATGTTCGCAATACAGACCAGATCAGAGTTGGCACGACAAATTACCACGTCATCGAGATTGGCGAGCCAGTGACGTATGATGTTGTCAGGCGCATCTTTACCCGGAGGAAACCGGCATGAGCAACATCGAATTCGACTTTAGCGGGCTTGATGAGGCAAATGGTGATCTGGACCGGGCCATAGATGCGTTTTTGCATGATGTGGATGGTGAGATCCAGATGGCACGGCGCGAGACGGTAACCTTTGCACAAGAGAAAGTTCGGGTAGACACTGGGAAAACGAAGAATTCCATCAAGGATAAGGCGGAATATCTCGGATTTGAGGTAGAGGCCAGTGAAGCGGCTCAATACCTTGAGTTGGGTACAAGAAAAATGGGGCCATATCCGTTCTTGCGTCCCTCGGTGCGTAAAGCAGGCCAGCGACTGAAGCAAAGATTGGCACGCCTATGAGTGCGACAGGACCGGTTGTTGAGGCTGTTTTTAGCAAGCTCACGGCCAATGAGACGCTTATGAGCATGGTATCCGGGATCATTGATGGAGCCAGCGTACCAGAGGACCAGGCTTATCCATTTGTGGCGATTGGCCCGGACAACTCTCAGGTGCCCAACAATGAGTTCGGAGCAAAAGGGTACGACGTTACCTTGACTTTTCACATCTGGGATGAAAACCATGGCCCGGATGGCACCTATGGGATGAAGCGATGCCGGGAGATATACGCGCTCATTGATGGTGAGCTGGATCAAGAGGATCTCACCATAGCAGGTTACACGCATTGTGGAACCTGGTTTCAGTTCTCGGAAGAGATGTCAGAGAAGCAGGAAGAAGATTTAAACCATTTGCCAGTGGAATACATGATATCAGTTCGCAAGTCAGCATGAGGTAAAGGCAATGCCAGGAAAAGCAGCATATACCGGATCTATCAAGGTGTCTCCGAGCACCATGATCAATGGCATAAACAGCATTGATCAGGCGAACAAACTTAATACCGAGAATACAACCTGTTTTGAAAGCGGGGGAGACGAGGAACACACTGCCACACTGAAGGCGGGCACGCTCAAGTTGACAGGGTTCCGCATTAGCTCAGATACGGGCCAGAATGCCCTGAAAACAGCGAATGTCGGCAGGACAACTGTCAACTTGATATTCGAGCCCGCCACTGGTGAAGATACCTTCACAGCGGCCTACTACGTGACTGATTTTAACGTCAAGTCCGATGTGGGAGGCGTCCAGGCACTGGATGTCAGTTTGCTCAGAACAGGAGCTCTGACTATTACCCCGCCAGCATAGGAGTAAGGCCATGCCAGGCAAAGCCGCTTACAACATAACTATCCGGGCCTGCGCTCCTCCTGCGGTGGCTCTCACGGATGAGGCAATGGAGACCACAGATAACATCACCTGGACACTGGTTGATGAGAGCAAGCAGTACTTGACGCTCAACGATCCGGTTGTCGTCGAAATTAGCTTGAATGCAGGCGTGGACTGGGACCCCATCACGACCGGATTTACTCTTCGCAGGGTCGGTGCGGCGGTCATCTTTGACGAGGAGCAAGACCCGGTTCCATTGGTACGTCTGGCCAGTGCCCAGTATCTGCCTGTCCTGGAGATCGGCGAGGCTCACTCTGCTGAATATATGTCGAAACTCAACACAGCAGAGACGACTACCTTTGCCAGCAATGGTGATGAGGAGCATACGGCTACCACACGAACAGGCACAATGAAATGTTCCTACTATTCGCTGGAATCACACTATGTTGACCTGCTAGAAGACAGAGATCAACTCATCATTTCATATGAAGAGGAACCCGGAGGAGAGAGGCTGGAGGGCTACTGCTACGTCACTGACTCAAATATAAAAAGTGAGGCCGTCTCAGTCGTCCAGGGTGATTTGACCTTTCAGTTGACCAATCGATTCTACTTCAATTAATCACATATAAGGAATCATCTTATGTCACAACTCTTAACCGCATCAGAACTCAGGCAGCTTTTTGACCAGCGCAAGAAAAATATCGAATTTGTTGATGTGGAACTGCCTGGCTTGCCAATTCTCAACGGACAACTGGCTATCCAGGAACTATCACCAGCACAGGCCGAACATGCCGATAAATTGGCGGAAAAAGACGGAAAGGCCAGTCAGGCACGGGAGATGGCAGCACTGGTCTGCAAAGCTCTGGTATCGCGAGCAGAGCCACATGCAAGGATATTCTCTGATAAAGAAGTTCAGCATGTTTCTGGATATGGCATGACCGTTCTGCTTCCGCTGGTGCTGCAGATTCGCAAGCACTCAAAACTTGACCAGGATGCCATCGAAGAAGTAAAAAAAAGCTTGACTCCGAAACCGGAGCAAGAGAGCGATTCAGCTACTTCCTCACAAGAGAGCTCGGAGGAGGAAGAACCCGAAGAGAATTGATGGAAGCTATGGACAACTCAGAGTTCGTAGCTTGGGTTGCATTCTATGAGCTAGAAGCCAGAGACAGAAAAGAAGCGGAAGAAGCAGCAAGGAACAGGTAAAACGTGCCAATACTGACAGTCTTAACCGTCAAAATCAAATCTGATTTTGGCGAACTGAAGAGGGATACACAAGAAGCTAAGTCAGACCTTAGCTCGCTTGGTTCTGTCGCAAAATCGGTTGGTGGCTCATTTCGTTCTCTCGGTTCTGCTCTCAGTCTCGGTAGTGCCACCTCACAATTGCGCTCCCTCGGCTCTGGACTCACCACGGCAGCAGCAGGCGCGCGGACCTTTGGCAGTGGATTGCTCTCTATGGGCGCTCAGCTCGGTATGACAGTGATGGGCGTCAAAGAGCTCGCCAGTGCTGCTATCGAGCTCACAAGCTCTATGATGAAGCCGCATGCAAGTCTGGAGAACCTGACAGCAGGATTGCAGACTCTGTTGAAATCAGAGCCTGCTGCTCAATCCATGATTGCGGAACTCAGGACTTTTGCCGATTTAGCTCCAGCATTCGATTTAGTCTCCGCTGGCGAGGGCGCTCAGAAGCTCTTGGCTATGGGTTTTTCTGCTGACCAGGTTATGCCCATCATGTATGACCTGGGGAATGCCATCGCGGGCATGGGCGGGACCGCTGCTGACCTTGAACCCGTCGCGCTCGTTTTTGGGCAAATAAATTCTGTGGGTAAATTAACCCTAGAAAACCTTCTTCAGTTGGCAGAACGCGGCTTTGTCAACATTGCAGACATGGCCGAAAACGCCGGGATGAGCACGGCGGATTTTATGGACGCCATGTCCAAAGGGAGCATTGACGCTGCAACGGGTATCGATCTCATTCGCCAAACCATGCAGGAAACTTTTGGCGATGACGCAATGGCCAACGCTGCAAACACCTGGGACGGGGCCGTAGCCAAGATGCAGGCCGGTTTGACGAACCTGTGGATGCTGGCATCAAAGCCGATTTTCGACACATTGAAAGAGGGCGTGAAGGGTTTCGCATCGCTCTTAGAACATCCTGCTGTCATCGGATTTGCAGAGGGCACAGGAGCGGCTATAGCCTCGGCTTTTGAGCGTATTGGCTCATTTGTGGATGGCACGGTGATGCCCGCTATGCGCTCGTTATGGGCAATCTGGAATGATGAGCCGGGCGGGATGTTGCTGGTAGCGCTGCAAGATTTGTGGCAAGCCTTTACCGATTTGTGGGCACCAGTCGAGCAAATCGGTGGGGCGCTTAATTCCCTAATTGAGCCACTTGGGGGAGTTGGTGGAGCCGCTTCAGACGCAGAACAAAAAACTAGCCTGTTTGCAAACGTACTGTACGGCATATCTGGCATTATCCAGGACCATGTTATTCCCTTCGTCGAGAGCCTTAAAGAGCCGCTAGACCAGATGTTTGATGCCATGGAAGGGCCAGAGGCGCAACAGCTATGGCAAACGCTAGGGAGCCTCGGAGAAAAGGCTGGCGATTTAGCTGGAAAAGCCTGGGACCTCTGGACGGCCATATCTCCGATTGGGCAATTATTCAGTGACTCAGGGAACGCTGGCGCAACCTTTGCCGGGATTATGCAAACAGCCAGCATCATCCTGGAAAACGTAGTTATCCCGATTTTCGACGAGATCGGGCGGACCATTGAGAACCTCAAAATCATTATCGGGCCGATTGCGGAACAATTCGGCAAAATACTTGGAGATATCTCAGATTCTGTTATGCGTGTCATGCCCAACATCAAATCTATTATTGAGCAGGTTGGGGATGGCATAAACAATATTATCACGCATATTGCGCCTATCATCGAAGAAAAACTTTTACCAGCTATTGATAAATTCTCTGAAAAAGTATTGCCTATCATTGAAAATACTATTAGATGGATAGATGAAAGCGGGATTCTGAAGACAATCCTGGATGGGGTTGGATTTGTTCTCGGATTGCTTATCGAAGGGCTTGCCAACTTCATCACATGGCAAACAGACACCATTGCCGCGATATCGGAGATCATTGGATGGTTTACGAACTGGGGAGAAAAAGGACAATGGCTCCAGGATAGATGGGAAGAAGTCAAACAGTTCTTCATTGGCCTGTGGGGGACAATTGGGGAAATCTTTGGGCAAGTTGGGCAATGGTTTGCTGATCGCTTCAATGAGGCAAAAGAGAACGTTACGAATGCATTTGGTTCAATAGGCCAATGGTTCCAGGATCGCTGGACAGATGTAAAAAATGCGTTTTCGGGCGCGCCAGCCTGGTTCCAGGGGATCTGGCAGGGGATCAAGGACGCGTTCTCAGGCGTTGCGGGCTGGTTTGGAGGTATCTTTCAATCCGCTATCGATAACATCAAGGCAGTTGTCCAGCCAATCATCGATTGGTGGAATGGGGTTTACGCAACGATTACAGGCCAGCAAGCACAGGTTTCAAACTACTCACCGCCTAATCCTGCCATCAATCAAAATCCAGGGCAGCTTACGCCAGGGCGAGCCTATGCAACGGGTGTGCGCAACTTCTCTCCGTTAGGTGGCATGCCGTGGGAATACGTCAAAGTTGGAGAGTATGGCGAGGAAATAATTAAGCTCCCCAAAGGTTCAGATGTTTATACAAACACCGAATCCAGGGCCATGTTTGGCGGCTCAGGTGGTACGCCAGTAACTTACAGCATGCCAGCAGCATCAGGCTCATCGGCTCCTGTGATAGTCCAACATCACAGCCATATCTACCTCAACGGACACGAAATAGGCGAATTTATTGAAGAGTACTTGCTTAGTCAGGCTCGTAGTCACGGTGCGCGCGTATGAGTACTTTAACGATAAAAGTGAATAATGTAGCGTATCCTATCCGCTTAGGCTCTTTTTCCATCGGCAAAAAGCTGGATGAGCAGGTATCTTGCAGCTTTACCATACGAGACGCCAATGGAGAATATAGTTTTGTCAAAGGCCAGGCAGTTGAGGTAGAAGACTCTGTAAAAGGCGTGCTCTTTACAGGCCAGATTCACACCAGAGGCAGAACTAAGGTTCCGGGGCAGGCACTTATCTGGCATAACATCAAAGCGCTGGATAGCCAATCAGCAGGCAATAATCGCACATCGAACAAATTATACAAGAATCAATACAGCGGAGTCATAGCATGCGATCAGGCCGCCGTGTTGGCTGAAGAGGGAATCACAGCCAGCTATGCCATGAGGATGGAGACATCACAAACAGATTTCGCGGCGGGTACGCTCTCTAATGTGGCAGCGGTAGAGTCTGGTGATGGAGCGCTTGAGCTTGCTCCTGCTGGTGACGTGTATGAATACGAGGTTTCAGACTTTAGCGGTTCAGAAGTCGCTCACAACGACACGGAGAATAGCGTTGACGGTTTGACACTGGAATCTTTCAACGCGATTGCCTTAAGCGCAAGGCAGAACTTGCCAGAATCAGGCAACACGTATCTCTATGTCAAAATCCTCAATTCCAGCTTTGTGATTCAGTCAGGCGATCAGCTTGAGTACTACATGTGGGTTGACGGTGAAAGTGGCAGAAAGGCCGCTGGAGTGGATTTTGTCTGTAGCGATGGGACCACATTTCGCGATGCAGGCATTATTGATCAGGTTGGTTTACCCGCCCATCCATCACAGGACCTCGGAGACTTTGCGGTCAATCGCTGGTTCCGTCGTATCTTCCTCTTGACGCCGTTAGCAGGTAAAACAATCTCTTACTTCTCTCTCTCGTTTGAGGGCAATGAGCCGGGAGAGTACCGTGCCTGGTTTACAGACATTCAGATACTGCGATCTTCCTCATCGGTGTTAGATGTTTTTACCGGAAGCTCAACTAGTATTTCTACCAGACAGACGATTGTTGCTCATGGCTATCTCGACGTGCGTTGTGATCTTGTACGCGCCTATGAGAAAACGGGCTATGCAGA